GACCAGGACAGGAACACCCAGGCGCCGCGCCAGCGGGCCATCCCTTCGCGGCCGTGGTCGCTGGTGGTGGTGCGGGCGTGGGTCTTGTAGCGCAGGCACCGGGCGATCTTGGTGGTGGCCTGCCGGGCGGTGGCCGCGTCGGCGGCCGGGGCCGCCGCCGCCAGCGCAAGGCTGGCGACGGCGGCGACGGCGAGCGCGCGGATCATCGGGCCGACTCCTCGGCCAGCACCTTGGCGACCGTCGGGTGGGTGCACCCGGCGAGCACCGCGACCGCGCGGTGCGACAGCCCGGCGGCGGCCGCGTCCACGATCGCCTGGCGCCAGGCGCGATCGGCCGTCACCTTGGCGGCGGCGACCGCCACCAGCGTGGCGCCGATCGCGTCCTGCCGCTCGGCGCGGTCGGCGGCGGCGGCCTGGGCCGCGGTCTCGGCGACCTGCGCCAGCTCGGGCGCGGCGGCCTGCACCTCGGCCAGCGTCTCCTCCTCGGCCTCGGTCAGCTCGGGCACGGTGACCTCCTCGGTCGCGGGCTGGGCCTTGGCAAGCAGCTTACCGTAGCGGGTGCGGGCCTTGGCCAGCTTGGCCAGCGTCTCGGCGTGGCGCCGCTCGGCCCAGGCGATCGTCTCGGCGTAGTCCTCGGCGCGATCCGGGTACTGCTCGGTGTACGCGCCGTACACCTTGCGGGAGTGGGCAAGCTGCTCGTTGGCGGCCTGCACCCCGCGGCCGTCCTCGGCCACGTACGCCACCGCGATCTCGGCGGCCTCGGCCTCGGTCAGGATCACAAAGCCGCGCTTGAGCTGGCGGGTGGTGGTCGCGAAGGGCATGTGGGCGGCCGCGAACTTGGGCGGGTAGGCGACGCCGTAGCCGCTCATGCTGCCGTCGGTGCCGATGATCTCGCGGCCGACCCGGTAGTTGGTCGGCACGTCCTTGGCCTGGTGCAGGCCGCGCTCGGCGCGGGCGGCGGCGATCACGGCGGCGGCGGCGCCGCGGACGTGGGCCTTGCGGCCGGTGGTGGTGTTCGTGTCGGTGTTCATGGAAACAAGCTTACCATGGATCCTGGGGGATGGCAAGCGACTTTCCACGCCGGCCGGTTAGGCAGCCTAACGATCGTGCGCTAGAGTCGGCCCCGTGGGTCTGCTGGATCGGCTGCTGGGACGATCCGCACCGCCGCCGCCGTCGGTGCTCGGCCTGCCGTCCGGGTTCGATCCCGAGCTGGCCGGGCTGTTCGCCGGGTGGGCGTCGCCGCAGCTCGCCGAGCGCGTCGGCACCGCCGTGCGCTGCCTGCAGCTGGTCTGCCAGCAGGTGGCCGCCATGCCGATCCGGTTCCGCGGCGACTCGCCGGTGCCGCTGTGGGTGGCCAACCCTGACCCGGTGTGGTTCCCGAACGGCGCCGCTGATGCGACGTTCGCCACGATGGCGTCGATCTACGGCTGGGGCGACGCGTTCCTGCTGGTGACCGACCGCTACGTGACCGGCTTCCCGAGGGCCTACACCGTGCTGGATCCGCAGCAGGTGACCGTCGGCACCGACCCGGACGGGCGGGGCCGCACGTACCGGGTGAAGCAGTACGACCTGCGATCGGAGGACGTGCTGCAGATCTCGCGCGATCCGAACGGGCAGCTGCGCGGCACCTCGGCCCTGCAGGGCTACTCGGCCAACGTCCAGGGCGCCTACTTCGCCGAGAAGTTCGCGACCGACTTCTATCAGCAGGGCGGCGTGCCGTGGGCGGTGCTGCAGTCCAGCCGCCGCCTGGAGGCCGACCAGGCCGCCGCGCTGCAGGCGCAGTGGACAGCTCGGGTCGGGCTGCGCGGCGGCGCCCCGGCGGTGCTGCCGCCCGATGTGACGTTCCAGCAGTTCAGCTTCGCGCCCCGCGACCTGCTGCTGCTGGAGACCCGCGAGTGGGACGCCAAGCAGATCGCCGCCGCCTACGGCGTGCCCGCGTTCATGCTGAACATGGAGCAGGCGGGCGGCCTCAACTACTCCAACCCCGAGATGCTGTTCGACACCTGGTGGCGCACCGAGCTGTACCCGACCGCGCGCCGGGTGGAGGCCGCGCTGTCCACGTGGCTGCCGCGCGGCAGCTGGGTGGAGTTCGATCCGTCGATCCTGCTGCGGCCCGATCTGAAGACCGCCAGCGAGGTGTGGCTGGCGCTGCTCGCGGCCAACGTGGTGACGGTGGACGAGTGCCGCGCGGCGGTGCTGGATCTGCCGCCGCTGGCCGACGGCGAGGCGCTGGAGCTGATCGACGAGCCGCCCGGCGCGAACGCCAGCGGCCCGACCCCGCCCGACCTGCCCGCGCCGCCACCGGCGGCCGCACCCCTGGAGGTGGTGGCAAGTGCCTGACCAGCCGATCCTGACCCGCGTGTTCCAGGTGGAGGACGTGCACGTCCGGGCAGCGACCGACGGCGGCCCGGTCGGCCGGATCCTGGATCTGCGGGTGGTGCCGTACAACGTGAGCGCCCAGGTGCGCGACGCACCCGACGCCGAGCCGTACCTGGAGCAGTTCGCGCCGGGCGCGTTCGCTCGCGCGGTGCGGGCGCCCGATCGGGTGCAGTTCCGCTACCACCACGGCCAGGGCCTGGCCGACTGGATCGGCCGGGGCGTCCAGTTCGCGGAGGGCGACGGCGGCCTGGACGGCTCGGTGCGGGTGCTGCCGGGCGTGTTCGGCGACCAGGCCCTGACGCTGGTGGACGAGGGCATGCTGCGGGGCGTCTCGGTCGGCTTCCAGGATCTCGCGCGCCGCAACCGGCGCGCTGGAGACGGCGCGATCATCCGCGAGCGGTGCCACCTGGTGGAGGTGTCGCTGACGCCCGAACCGGCCTACGCGGGCGCCGCCGTCACCGGCCGAAGATCGCGCACGCCCGACCCGGACTGGATCGACCTGGCCGTCCGGCCGGACACCGGCGAGCTGGACGCGCGGCTGCGCGCGGTCGGCATCGACGTGTAGCCCGGGACACTTGGTGCTAGGGTCTGTCGCCGTTGGTGATCACTCCTGCGAGGAGGTGCTAGTGATCACACCGGAACAGACCGACGTGGCCCTGAACCTGGAGGCGGCCGCGCTGCTGGTGGAGGCGGAGCCGGGCCTGAACGTGCTGGACGCGCTCCACCGCACGTCCCAGCCGATCCATCCGCAGGCCGCCCGCGACCGGCTGGTGGCCGACACCTACTACGCGCTGCTGGCGTACCTGCCGCCGCACGTGGAGTGGATCGGCGCGTGGAGTGACGCCGAGACCGCCGACCGGGTGGCGACCAAGCTACGGCAGCTGGCGCGCACGATCCGCAAGGGCGGGTTCACCCACGTGGACGGCGCGGTGCCGCCGCTAGCAGACCCGTCGGACGTTGCGCTGACCAGCCGCGCCGCGACCGGCAACCGGCGCGGCGGGGTGCCGGGCAAGCGCAACTTCACGCCCGAGGGCAAGCTGCGGCTGCAGCGTGCGACCGCCCAGCGGTGGCTCGGCGTCCAGCAGCGCAAGCCGCACCCGGACGCGCACAAGGTGACCGAGCTGGAGCTGCGGATCGCCGAGATCGACCGGCAGCTGGCCGAGCTGGAGGGCGAGGAGGAGGACGGCGAGCGCGAGCTGGTGGCCGCGGGCAACGGCCACCGCGACAGCGAGGCGCTGGCCCTGATCGAACAGTCCCAGCGGTTCCCGCTGGAGCGCCGCCCCACCACGCTGTCGGGCCTGTAGCATCCCCCCCAGCGCGAAGGGCGCACCGTCGGCCGTCCAGTACCCTGGGCGGCCGTCGGCCGTTGTAGGCTGACCAGGCCGCGACGGGAGGCCCCGCCGCCACCACCTCCCGGCCGCACCTCGCAGGGCGGCACGGGCTGCGCCGCTGGCCGCCGTCGCGGCGCCTCACCACGGTGCTAGCCTCTCCGTGACGGCACCCCGCACCGCGCCACCCGGCCGCTAGGGCCGCCCCGCGCATCGCGGCACCCCGGATCACCACCCGATCCCTGGAGGGGCCGTCGCCATGCCGAACGTCGTACTGCAGCGCCTCGTGACCGAGCGCGAGCAGCTGCTGGACACCAACGATCAGATCCTGCAGCGCGCCGAGGAGGAGGAGCGCGACCCGTCGGAGGCCGAGCGCGAGCTGCTGCGCCGCAACCGCGAGCGCGCCACCCAGCTGGAGCCGCAGGTGGAGGAGCTGCTGGAGCTGGAGGAGACGCGCGCCCGCAGCGGCGAGCAGCGCGCCCGGATCACCCGCGCGATCGGCGCCCCGGCCCGCGAGGGCGGCGAGGCGCCCGCCGACCACGGCGACGCGCCCGGCGAGACCGTCTACCGGACGTTCGCGCAGTACGCCCGAGACGCGCTGATCACCCGCGTGGAGCAGATCGGGAACATCGTCGGCCCCGAGCTGCGCCAGCGCGCCGCCGAGCGGCTGCAGCGCGCCACCCAGGTGCACACCCTGACCAGCGACGTGCCGGGGATCATCCCCGACCAGCACATCGCGCAGATCTTCGAAGTGATCAACACCGCGCGGCCGGTGGTCGCCAGCTCGCGGCAGGTCGGCCTCACCTCGGGCAAGCTGACGTGGCCGTCCATCACCGCCCGCCCGACCGTCGCCAAGCAGGCCACGGAGAAGACCAACCCGGCCTACTCCAAGATGACCGTGATCATGCGCGAGCAGGTGGCCGACACCTACCTGGGCGCGGGCAACCTGAGCTGGCAGACGATCCAGTGGTCTAGCCCGGACGCGCTCACGCTGTTCTTCGATCTGATGGCCGAGGCGTACGCCGAGCAGACCGAGAGCGCCGCCTGCACCGTGGTGGACACCGCCGCCGCCGCGGGCGGCACCGTCGCGTCGGACGACCTGGCGGGCTGGATGGCCGCGATCGCGGCCGCCGCCGGGCAGGTGCGGGCCGCCGGTGGCCGCGCCAACGCGATCTACCTGGACGCCGTGACCGGCTACGGCCTGCTGGGCCTGGTGACGGCTCAGAATCCGGTGTTCCTGACCGCTGGCCCCGGCTCGCTGGGCGACGCGTCCGGCAACCTGGGCGGGCTGCGGTTCATCGTCTCGGACGGGTTCGCCGCGTCCACCGCGATCGTGGGCGACTCCACCAAGCTGCTGTGCGCCGAGACGCCCGGCGCGCCGGTGGAGATGCGCGCCGTAGAGCCGTCGATCGGCGGCCTGGAGGTGGGCGTGATCGGCGCGTTCGCGGCCGTCGCGGTGCTGCCCGGCGCGTTCGTCCAGCTGACCCCGCCGGTGTGACATGACCCCGCACCGTGACCGGCTGCTGGCCGGAGACTACGACCCTGGCAAGTCCGCTACCACCGACCTGGATCAGATGACCAAGGCCGAGCTGCTGGAGCACGCCCAGCAGCTCGGCGTGGCCGTCGATCCGAGCGCCACCAAGGCCGAGGTGCGGGCCGCGATCGACGCGGCCGGGAGCTGACCCGTGGCGTACGCCACGCCCGAGGAGCTGGCCGACGCGCTGAACGTCCGGCTGACGCCCGCCAACACGGCTGCGATGCAGGCGTGCCTGGACGCGGCCGCCGCCGAGATCGATCACGAGACCGACCGCCTGGACACCGATCCGATCGCGCCGGACGACCCGCTGGCCAACCGCGTGAACATCGTGCGGGCGGTGGAGTGGTGGAAGTCCAACGCGGCCGCGTTCGGCGTGATCGGGTTCGATCAGACCGGCACCCTGACCGCGCCCCGCGACGGGTTCAGCAGGCACGCGTACGCCCTGACACCGCTCAAGCAGCAGTGGGGGATCGCGTGAGCGCCACCGGCACCCTCACGATCACCGGCGCCCGGGAGGCCGCAGCGGCCGCCCTGGCGCCGGTGCTGGACACCGACCCGGCGGTGCTGATCAACCTGGTGGACAGCCTGGATCCGCCCGCGATCATGCTGGGCTGGGCCGACCCGTGGCTGGAGCCGTCGGGCACCTGCCGGTACGTCGCCCGGCTGCAGGTGCTGTGCGTGGCCGCGCGGCTGGAGCCGGGCGAGGGCGTGGCCGACCTGGAGGAGCTGGTCGCGTACGCGATCGGCCGCCTGCGCGCCGACGCGTACAGCTGGGGCCTGCCGGACGTGAGCGCGCCCGCGCCGTGGGCGATCGGCAACCTGGACTACCTGGCCGCTGCGCTGGTCTACGGCGTGCACGTGACAACCGAGGAGGACTGACCCGATGCCGACGATCCCCAAGCCGCTGATCCTGGACAACGCCGATCTGCAGATCGGCGGCGACAGCCTGGCGTGCGTGGTGAACCACCTGGAGCTGACGCCCGACGTCTCCGTGATCACGCTGACCAGCCTGTGCGGCGAGATCGACTACCCGGGCACCGTCAAGTGGTCGCTGGTCGCGACGCTGTACCAGAGCTTCGACGCGGCCGCCACCGAGGAGGTGCTGTCGGCCGCCGTGGCCGGTGGCGTGCCGGTGGACTTCGCGATCATGGCGCGCCGCGACGACCCGATCTCGGACACCAACCCGGCCTGGTATGGCCAGGTGATCCCGCAGCCGTACAGCCCGATCAACGGCGACGCCGGGGCGGAGTCCACGATCGACCTGGAGTGGTCGGTGGTCGGCGCGCCCACCAAGACCACCACCACGCTGCCGCCGCTGACCGTGATGGCGGGCACCGCACCGCCCGAGGGCGAGCTGCCGACCGAGCCGACCACCACCGGCGAGCCGGGCGCCGTGGTCGCCGAACCGGCGCCCGCCTAGCGGATGGCCCGCCGCAACACCACCCGCGTGCAGATCGTCGGGCTGGACGAGCTGATCCACGACGTGCCCGCGTTCGCCCACCGCGTCCAGGTGGCGGGCGACGAGGCCGCCGCCACCTCGGCCCGGCACGGCGGCGAGTCGGCCCGGTCGATCGTGCCGCGCGTCTCCGGCGCGCTGGCACGGTCGATCACGGCGCTGCCCGCAGCGGGCGTCGGGGAGGGCGCCAGGGCCACCATGGGCGGCGGCCTGCCCTACGCCGGGTGGATCGAGTTCGGCGGCTCGCGCGGCCGCCCGCAGGTCAAGCGGGGCCGCTACTTCGTGCCCACCCAGCGCCGCGAGCGCGGCCCGTTCCGCGACCTCGCCGAGCACCTGACGCAGACCGAGATTGAGAGGTTCCCATGGCCACACCCGAGAAGGTGACCGAGCTGCGACCGCTGCCCGCCACGGTGGCGATCTCGCAGGCCATGTCGCTGACGCCGAACGAGATGCGGCGGCTGAAGGCCGAGACCGGCCGCCCGCTGTCCGAACTGCTCGGCGGCGGCGACGCCGAAGACCTGGACGCGGCGCCCGACCGGATCCAGGCGCTGGTCTGGATCCAGCTGCGCCGCGACGGGCACAGCCCGAGCTGGGACGAGGCGGGCGACGTGGCGCCCGACTTCACGCCGGAGGCCGTAGACCCTTCGAACGGCGGGCGCTAGTGGGCCTGGTCAACTTCTGCCGGTTCTGGTCGATGACCCCGCGCGAGGTGGACGAGCTGACGCCCGCCGAGTACGACGAGATGACCCGCTACGCGGTGCGCGAGCAGGCCGAGCAGCGCCGCGCCAACCGGAGGCGGTGACCCGTGGCGGGTGGCGCCAGCGTCGTAGTCCGGTTCCTGGCCAACACCACCGACCTGGCCAAGGGCGCCAAGGACGTGGAGGCGCACGGCAGCCGCATGGGATCGGCCTTCAAGTCCATGGGCAAGGCTGCCGCGCTGGGCGCCGGAGCGGCCGGGATCGGCGCCGTCGTCGCCACCCTCAAGGTCGGCATTGACGAGTACCAGGAAGCGTCCCAGGTGGCCGCGCAGACCAATGCCGTGATCAAGTCCACCGGCCAGGTGGCGGGCGTCTCGGCCGACCACGTGGGCGACCTCGCCGAGTCGCTGATGCGCAAGTCCGGGATCGACGACGAGGCGATCGCCTCGGGCGAGAACCTGCTGCTGCAGTTCACCAAGATCCGCAACGAGGCGGGCGCGGGCAATGACGTGTTCGATCGCACCACCAAGGCGATGACCGACATGGCCGCCCGGATGGGCACCGACCCGGCCGCCGCCGCCAAGGTGCTGGGCAAGGCCCTGAACGATCCCGCCAAGGGCCTGACCAAGCTGGCCAAGCTGGGCGTCACGTTCACCGACGCCCAACAGAAGCAGGTCAAGGCCATGACCGAGGCGGGCGACGTGGCGGGCGCGCAAAAGATCATCCTCAGCGAGGTGGAGAAGCGCTACGGCGGCGCCGCCGAGGCCGCTGGAAAGACGCTTCCCGGGATGATCAACATTGCCAAGCAGTCGTTCAACAACCTGGCGGGCGAGCTGGTCGCCAAGATGATCCCGGCGCTGCTGGCGGTGGTCTCGTTCATCCGCGAACACTGGCCCGAGATCTCGCTGGTGATCGCCAAGGTGACCGCGACGGTCAAGCCGCTGCTGGTCGCGCTGGCGCAGCTGTTCCTGGAGATCGTGCACGTGATCGTCTCCGCCTGGCCGTCGATCCGGCCGGTGATCCTGGCGATCCTCCCGGCCCTGCAGGCCGCCGTCGCGGTGATCACCAACGTGGTCAAGCTGGTCACCGCGCTGCTGCGCGGCGACTGGAGCGCCGCCTGGACGGCGGCCAAGGCCATCGTGCTGAACATCGTCAAGCTGATCACCGCGCTGCTGCGGTTCGAAGTCACGATCTGGAAGACCGTCCTCAGCGCCGCGTGGACAGCGATCAAGGCCGCCACCAGCGCCGCCTGGAACGCGATCAAGGCGGCCGTGGCCAGCGCCGTCACCGCGATCGGCAGCGCGCTCGGTCAGATCCCCGCCAAGATCTCCAGCCTGGTGCACAGCGTCGCGACGCAGGCAGGCAAGCTGGGCGGCGCGATCAAGGACGCGATCACCGGCGCGGTGGACAGCGCGGTGCGCTACGTGTCCGGTCTCGGCGGCAGGCTGGTGCGGGCGCTGGAGGACGGCGTGCACGCCGTTGGCCGCGCGGCGGGCAAGATCGCGGGCGCGATCAGGGATCCGATCAACGCCGTGATCACCGGGTTCAACCGGCTGGAGATCCCACGGTTCAGCTTCGGCGGCGGGTCGCACCTCGGGATCGACATTCCCAAGATCACGCTCGGCCCGTACGGCTGGCCCGACCTGCCGCACCTGGCCAAGGGCGGCGTGCTGAACCGGCCCACGCTGTTCGTGGGCGGCGAGGCCGGGCGCGAGATCGTGGCGCCCGAGTCGCTGCTGCGGCAGCTGCTGCGCGAGGAGCACGGCGCCACCTACCAGCTGTTCCTGCAGCCGCGCACCGCCGACGCCCAGGACGTGGCGTACGCGTTCCGGCGGCTGGAGCTGCTGAGGACGGGCCGCTAGATGGCCGCCGACAAGTGGGCGCCGTGGCCGGGCTGCGAGACGCTGGAGTACCGCAGCGCCGACGGCGACGCGATCCGGTTCCTGATGCTGGCCGGGGCCAAGGCCCGGATGATGCCGCCGGTGGCGCTGACCATGCTGCCGGTGCCCGCCGCCAACGGGTCGCGGTTCCTGGGCGCCGCGCACGTGGAGCGGATCGTGAGCATGCCCGTCGCGTTCCCGGGATCGTTCGATGGCCGCAGCGACCTGCGGCAGTGGGCGCGGGTGCTAGATCCGACCCGCGGGGAGGGCACGCTGACGGTGGTGGACGGCGCCAACCCGGGCCGGTTCCTGCGCTGCGCGTACGACTCCGGCCTGGACGACCTCGAGGAGCACCGCCCGGACGTGAACGTCGGCGCGCTGCTGTTCCGGGCCGGGTTCCCGTACTGGCTGGACGGCACCGAGCAGTCGATCTCGGTCTCGCAGGGCAGCGCCGTGCGGCGCTGGTTCCCGTTCCTGCCGCTGATCCTCGGCGCCTCCGACGCGTACGGGCTGTTCACGATCACCAACCTGGGCGACGCGCCCGCCTACCCGGTGCTGACGGTGCTGGGGCCAGGCACCGACGTGACCGCCCGCAACGTCACCACCGGCCAGGCGTGGACGGTCACCGGCCTGGTGCCAGACGGATCCACGCTGGTGGTGGACACCCGGCCGGGCCGCAAGGCGGTGCGGCTGGACGGCGCCAACGTGTTCAGCCGCCTGACCGCGCCGTCCCAGCTGTGGGCGCTGCAGCGGGGCGTGAACCAGGTGGAGCTGTCGATCGCGGCCACCTCGGCAGCGACGCTGGCGACGCTGACCTGGAGGCAGACGTGGCTGGCGGCGTAGGGTTCCACGGCCCCACCGTGCGGCTGTGGGCGTGCGACTGGCAGACCCCGCTGGCCGAGATCGACACCTACGACCACGGCACGCTGATCGCCCGGTACAACGAGATCTCCACGTACGAGCTGGAGCTGCCCGCCGACACCGAGGCGGCGCAGCTGCTGCTCGCCGCCGACCGCCCCAGGCTGCTGATCTTCACCGACGATGTGGTCTACCGGTCGGGGCCGGTGACGCGGATCGAACGCACCCGCGACGCCACCACCGACATGGTGACCCTGAACGGCGTGGACGACCTGGCGTGGCTGGCGCGGCGCCTCGCGCACCCGCAGCCGGGCACCGCCGCGCCGCCCTACTCCACCACCGCGTACGACGCCCGCACCGGCGCCGCGTCGCAGGTGATCGCGGGCTACGTCGACCGCAACGCCGGGCCGTCGGCGATCGCGGCGCGGCAGGTGCCGGGCCTGACGGTGCCGACCCCGGCCGCGTTCGGCGGCACGATCACCACCAGCGCCCGCTACCAGGGCCTGCTCGCGTTCCTGCAGCCGATCGCGGCCGCCGCCCACCTCGGGATCCGCGTCCGTGATCTCGCGTTCGAAGTGTTCCAGCCGACCGGCGCGGCGGTGTTCAACGTCGGCCTGGGCACGCTGGCCAGCTGGCAGTCGGCGCTGGAGGCGCCCGACCTGAACTACGTGTACGTGGCCGGGCAGGGCGTGAACGAGCTGCGGCTGATCCGCGAGTACCAGGACACGGGCGCGGTGCTGCAGTGGGGCCGGATCGAGACGTTCGTGGACCAGCGCCAGACCAACGTGACCGCCGAGCTTGACCAGGCCGGAGCCGAGGCGCTGGCCGACGGGGTGCGGCCGGTGATGGTGACGCTGGAGGTGATGGACACCGACGGCCAGCAGTTCCTGCGCGACTGGAACGTGGGCGACCTGGCCACCGTGGTGGTCGGCGACCTGGTGACCACCGACGTGATCGTGGAGGCGCAGATCGACCTGCTGCCGAACCGGCCGCTGCAGGTGCGCCCGACCGTCGGCGCCAGCTCGCTGACCCTGGCGCAGTGGCGGCTGGCGCAACGCCAGGCGCAACGACTCCGGCAGCTGGAAAGGATCTAACCGATGGCTGATCTTGCAGTGTGGCCGACCGACGGCGCCGACGGCAGCGTCTCCTCCGAGGCGCGATGGCGCAAGATGGCGCGGCTGTGGGTGCCGAGCGGCGTGGACGTGTCGCCGCTCGGGATCGGCGGCGCGGGCGCGCTGGCGCCGACGCTGGTGGCTGGCCCGACGATCAACGTGGCGATCGGCGGCTGCTGGCTG